CCATCATATTCTTTGTTCTTTAGTATTGCATGTGTATAGGCATAAACTTTATAAGAAAATCTTACGGCATCCTGTAAAAATCCATCTGAACTTTTATCTACAGGTTTATCTTTATTTCTTTCTACAAAACTTTTACAATCAGGAACTTCACAAAATAAAGGCAATACATCCACACCTTCTATTTCTAATTCATCTTCACTATAGACAATCAAATCAAATGGCCAATTATAAGTCTCAAAAAACTTATAACCATATTTGTCATATAACTTTTTATTTAATGTTGTTACTACTGCAATTTTCATTTTGTAAATATAGTCTCTTTCTTACTATTACCTCTTTTTGTATACCCAAGTTGACCTAAAAGACTTGTAACTTTTTGGCCATATTCTCTTTCTTTTTCATTTCTAAGAGGTAACTCTAAACATAATACAGGTGAATAGTTTTTTAATAATTCAACACCACCTTCTAAAACTTCTAATTCGTATCCTTGCACATCTATTTTTATAAAATCTATACTTCTACCTGTAAAACTTTTTATAAAATTATCTAGTGTATCAACATCACAAGTTACAATTTTATCTTGTACTTCAGATGTAATCTCTGTTTCGCCACCTATAACACCATCTTTGTTAAGGCCAGCATTACCACTATTAGACTTACTTGTAAATAATTGACCTTGTGAATTTATTTCATTTGATAAGGCAAATGAACATAAAACATAGTTCTTGTAATCATCTAAGTTTTGTTTATAACATTCTACATTTTCTGGATGTGGTTCAAATGCAATTACATTTTCAAACATACTGCATAAATCTTTTGACCAAAATCCTATGTTAGCACCAATGTCTAATGCAATATCATGTTTTTCACAATAAGACAATGCATAGTCTCTTTGCATTTGTTGATATGTATATTTGGTATCTTCTTTCTTTAGATGGTCTTCAAAATGTGTATCCCAATCTGGTAGCCACCATCCTTTAACTTGTTTCACTTTTCACCTTTATTATATAATAATGAATTTCATCATTAATAGTTTTTACTTCTTTCAATGCATATTTAGTAGTTTCTAAGAAGTCATTTATTGCATTCCTAAACTCTATCTTATCTTTAATTACTACTATTGTTACTTGATTCATCTTAACATAATCTTTAAAATAATACTTCAATCTTTCGTTAAATATATCTAAGTTATCAGTCTCTAATCTGACACTATAGATAGCATCCGTATCATCTATTTTATCTTTATTTTTTGCCTGAAATTTTATACTCATTGTGTTTTTTGTCCTGGCCATTGACCCATTGGCAGAAATGTATGTCTTACTATCATGTCTTTTTCTTCTTTATTTTTAACTATATATGATTGTATCAAATCGTAATTGTTTTCCTTTGCCCAAGTAACTCTTTTATTTCCTGTATGAACACCTATACCATTTATAAATTCTCCAGATTTATCTCTAGGCCATCTTTTAGATTTCATGGGTTCCCAATAACAATCCCTATGTACTAATATAACAGGCCACATCATACCTACTTCTTCAATACTTTCTGTAAATGGTATCATCTTTTTTTCTGTCCATTCAACAGGCGCTGTAATAAGTATATCTTTTACAGGCCACATTACAGGTGGATATTTTACAAGTTCCGTTGGAACTAAACTATTTGCCTTTAGTACTTTCATAACCACATCTCGCAATATAATAAGCATCCACAATATCTGTTATAGGATTAGATAGTGTTTGCATATCAAATGTTTTCATTAAATCTGTTTTTGTATCTTTACAAAACTGTTCATACATCAATTCTTTGTTTGCATTGCCTTTATCTGTTGCAAACTTTTTAACAATACTAGGTACGACAGTTTCATATTTTAATTTTTTTGATAATAAGTATGACTTTAATATACCACAGTTCTCTGCTATTTGAAATACTGCCTGACCTTTACTACCATATGAGTAACCTTCTATATGTACAGTTTGATTACCATCAAATAAGTTCATATCACCATAACTTCTTATTGATACTAATGCCCATTCAGCAAGATTATTAAATCTAACAATGGGGTCGGTCCATTCTTTATATTCACTACCTATTATATTTTTATCAAACTTGCCTATGTATTTTTTCTTAGATGATACATAATAAAATTTACAATTCTTAAATGACATATCACCACTTGCAATACATATTGCTGGCGAGTTTAAACTATAATCAATCCCAATCGCTTTTATCTTCTTCATCATCTAAAAATGCCTCATCTTCTAGTTCATGTCCACAGAATGGGCATGATAAAGGTGCTTGTGAATTTTCTATATCCCACCTTATCTCATATGGCGTGTCGCAATTATCACATTCTATATTCAAGTATTGATATTCAATCATAATTTAAAGTTACTAAATGTATCCTTTTCTACATCTTGTTTAATTCCACCAATAACATAACTTTCTATTTCAGTTTCTTGTGGTGCATTTTGTAATGACTTAGAGTTTAACCAATGACTTACCCAAGGTAGTGGATTAGTTTTCTGGTCATACTTTGATTCTAAACCAATAGTTCTCATTCTTTTATTTGCCATGTGTTCTACAAATCTATGTAAAAGTTTTTCAGACAATCCTATCATAGAACCTTTTGTCAATAAGTATGTTGCCCAATTCTTTTCTTCTTGAACAGCTTCATCATACATGTCATAGACTTGTTGTTCAGTATCTTTAATTACTTGTAACATAACTTTATCATTTTCATGTTCACGATAGTTATTAATAATTTTTTGTGAGATACCTAAATGTTGTGATTCATCTCTTGCAATAAAAGATATAATCTTAGCAGAACCTTCTAATTGTTTTAATTCACCAAATGCAAAACTACATGCAAATGATACATAGAATCTTAGACCCTCTAATATGTTTACTGTACATAATGCGAGCCATAATTTCTTTTTAAGTTCATATTCATTTACATCTTGACCCATAAGTTTTTTATAACCTATATCTATCAAGTCATCATATGCCTTTGTAACTGACTGTGCTCTTTGTTCTATTTTTTCATCTTCAATAATAGTATCAAATACTTCATTAGGATTTGAATATAAATTCTTTATAATATATGTGTAAGACCTAGAATGAATTGTTTCCATAAAATCCCATGTTAAGATACATGATTCTAATTCAGGTAGACTTACAAATGGTAAAAATGCAAGTGCTGGTCCTCTTCCTTGAACACTATCTAACATAGTTTGATATTTCAGATTAGATGTAAAAATAAACTTATGTTCATCTCTTAGATTTTGATAATCGTTTCTATCTTTTTGTAAAGATACTTCTTCAGGTCTCCAGAAGAAACCTAATTGTTGTTGTGTTAATTTATCAAAAATAGGATACTTAAATGTATCATATCTTTGTACTGCTAAATCTTTACCAAAGAACATTGGTTGTTTAGTAAAGTCTAATCCTTTTTCTTTATTAAAAACACTCTTTATATGTTGCATGCCTCACACTCCTCTTCTTCTTTTTCTATTGGTTCTTTTACTTCATCTTTCCAGCCTATAGGATGTGCTGGTTCATCTTCATCTGTCTTACCATCATATGTGTTTTGATAGTAAGAAGTTTTCCAACCCAATTTATAAGTAGTCAATAGGTCATTTGCCATTACTGATAATGGTACTTGATTCTCCTCATAGTCTTCTGGATTGTATGACCAGTTGCCTGATATTGCCTGGTCAAAGTACTTTTGCATTACTGCAACGATATTTATATATCCGGTGTTTCCACCCATTTCCCATAGTAGTGTATACTTACTTTTCAATGATGAGTATTGTGGCACTACTTGTTTTAATGGTCCTTGTTTAGACTTCTTAACAGATAAAAAGTCTCTAGGTGGTTCAATGCCGTTAGTTGCATTAGAAACCACACTAGAGGATTCTGATGGCATTTGAGCTGATAGAGTGCTATGTCGGAGACCATGCTCAGTTATATCTTTCCTAAGTGATTCCCAATCTAGAGTTAGTTTACGATTTACAATCTCATCTACCTCTTTTTTGTAGGTATCTATAGGTAAGACGCCATCAGAATATTTTGTTCTATCAAAGTATTCACATTTACCTTTTTCTTTTGCAATATTATTACTTGCCTTTAGTAGATAATATTGGAAGTGTTCTGTTAATTCATCTACAGCATCCCATGCCCCTTGTTCATTATAAGTATATCCTGCCTTTGCTAGATAGTGTGCAAGACCAATATATCCTATTCCTAAACTACGGCGTGCCTTTGTACTGATTTCTGCGGCTTTAACAGGATATCCTTGATGTTCTATTATTTCATCTAAAGCTCGTACAGATAAGTCGCATAGTGTTTCTAACTCATCAAAATAAACTATTTTACCCACATTAATAGCACTTAATATGCATAATGCGATTTCTCCGTCTCCATCTATGTGTTGTAGTGGTTCAGTAGGTAAAGTGATTTCCTGACACAAATTGGACATCCTAACAAGGTCCTTGAACGAGCTATGGGTGTTGCAATGGTCTATATTCATGATATAGATACGACCTGTTTCTGCCCTTTCTTTCAGTATACTCATGAATAAATCTTGTGCATTTATCTTCTTTTTAAATACTGAAGTCTTTCTTTCTGCAGCCAGATATACTTCATCAAATTTATCTGTACCCCAATTTTCATATAACTCAGGTACTTCATGAGGTGAGAATAAAGTTATGTCTTCATTTTTAATAAATCTTTCATAGAATAATTTAGATAGTTGTATTGAATAGTCTAGTTTTCTAACTCTGTTATCATCACTACCTTTGTTGTTTTTTAAAACTAGTATGTCTTCTATTTCTTGGTGCCAGACAGGAAAATGTACTGTTGCACTACCACCTCTTACACCATTTTGTGTACAACATTTTACAGTCGCCTCAAATTTTTTCAAGAAAGGAATAATGCCTGTATGTTGCACTTCACCACCTCTGATTCTAGAATTGATACCTCTAATACGACCTGCATTGATACCTATACCTGCTCTTTGAGCAACATATCTTCCTATCGCCATGTCTGAAGAAAATATGGATGGTAATGTATCATCAGTATCTACTAACACACATGAAGCATATTGTCTTAATGGTGTTCTAACACCTGCCATAACAGGTGTAGGAATATTAATTAGATGTTTACTAATTGCACGATAATATTTTTTGATATATGTAAGTCTTGTTTCTTTTGGATACTTGTGAAATACAGTAGCTGCAATTAACATATACATAAATTGTGGTGTCTCATATACTTCACCTGTACTTCTATCTTGTACTAAGTATTTGTCAATGACTTGTCTTAGACCTGCATATGTAAATTCGTAATCTCTTTCATGTACAATCCATTGTTCCATTCTATCCCAATCTCTTTTATCATACCACTTGTCTAAGTCTTTATCATAAACACCTAACTTGATACCTTTTTGCACTTGTTCATGTATGTGTGGGTGGTCCCAAAGTTTTCTGTTTAATTGTTTTCTTAGACTGAATAATAATAATCTAGAAGCAACATATTGATAATTTGGTTTTTCTAATGATATTAAATCTGCGGCTGACTTAATTAGTATTTGTTGAATCTCTTGTGTTGAAATGCCATCGTGGAATTGTAAACCACTATTCATCTCTACTTCTGAAGCTGATACTCCGGTTATGTCTTCACATGCATGTTCAACCATCTCATGTATTTTTTCAATATCAAGAGGAACTTTACCACGCCCATTTCTCTTGATTACATATATATTATGTTCTGTCATATTTGCACTCTCTTATAAAAATCAAGTTTAGCCGTTGCAGCCAAACCGTTAAATGTATTGTTAATGATGATATCAGATATCTGTTCAGAAGTCAAGTCTGAAAGAATCATATCATTAATATCTTTTTGTTTTAAGTCATCAGGCCAAATAACTATGTTGTAACCTTTGTCGATTACACTATACATTTGTTTGATGATTTCACGATTCCTAGGTTCGTTATCATATATATAAGTTATTTGGTCTTCAGGTAGAGATTTTTTTATATTTTTTAAATCTGCACCAGCAGCTGCCAAACAATTGTCTAGAAATAGACTATCTAGAGGACCTTCTACTATCTTTATAGGTTGTAAGAAGTTTACTCTTTCTAATCCATAGACTTTCTGTTTACTTTCATCTAACTTAATAGTGATATATTTAGGTTGTTCTTTACCAAAAG